AGTTTGGGTCCTGTCTAACATTTTCTACAAAAACCTCTATGTCAAATACTGAACTAGGTGCAATGTCTAATGTAAAAGCCGTTGTGCTTCCATTACCACTAAACCTTTTACCTTGTAAAGATTGAAAAGTATTCCTGGTATCTAAAGGTGTACCAATAAAAGCCATCTTATGTTATCTCCATTATTGACACAGCAATGTCAGCTGCACCAGATGCCGCTAATTTCAAGACATCCGTGGTTTCCATTACTACTTTATTTCCTGCTAAAAGCTCTAGAGTTCCGCCAACAGGTATGGGCGCATTAGTAACTAGCTCAACATCTTGATTCGCTTCGTTATTTGCTCCTGCTCTGTTAGAAGTATCTGAACTTAAAGTAACTGTGGCAGTTATTTGTCCTGTTGTTGTATTACCTATCATTACACCAAGAACTACAGTTGTTGTAGAACTAGCAACGGTATAAATAACATCAGAACTAGTAACCCCTGCTTTTGTTACACATTTAAAAGTATTAGCCATCTACCCTCCTTTATATATTACCCGAGTGCTATTGCAAGAGCTGTAGGATCTTCTGTAGAAAATCCTTGAGCTGTCATTAAAGTCACCACTCTAGATAATGCTGCTTTACGGTTTGTGCCTCCAGCACCATCATCCACTATTATTAAATCTGATGTTGTTAAATCTGCGCCTATGTCAGATCCTCCATCAATCTCTAATGCTGTTAATGCTACTTTACCTGCTGTAGATATTGTAGCCAATTTTGTGTCTACGATTGCAGCGCTTGATTTGATGTCTGCATTTACAATGTTTGTTATTGTGTTGTTATCTGAATCAATAGATTTGTTTGTTAAAGTTTGTGTTGCAGCAATACCAGCTATTGTGTCTGTTGTTGCTGGTAAAGTTAGTGCCGTGTTACCAGAAAAGTCAGCGTGAGCTGGAGCTTTTAGTGCTGCGTAGTGTGCGTTTGATGATTCACAATATAATCTAAGTTCTGATTGTGCACCTGTGTTTTTAAGTGCAATAACACCACCTTCTACTGTTAAATTATCACTGTCAGAATCATCTACAGCAAAATGAAATTTATCTGCTCCTTGTGTATCTAATATTATTGCTGGATCGCCAGATGCTACATCTATTTCAATATTACCTGTAAAAGTTGCACCTGATAAACTTGCAAAAGTAGAAGATAGAGCAGTTCCGTTTAATGTGATTGCATCTGCCTCTAATGTTCCATCAATATCTGCATCACCAGATATATCTAATGTTGCGGCATCTAATTCACCTGAAGCTGTAAGATTTGTAACACCTGTTATGGCACCACCAAAAGCTACGTTATTACTTCCATCTTCAAATATTAATTTACTTGCAGGTAACGTACAAAAAACATCTTTTGTGCCTGAACTAAAATTTACAGCGCTATCACTATTAGAACTAGATATAACTGTTGTTCTTGTTAAATCTGAACTGTCTCCGTCTAATGTGCCTAATCCTACTTCAAACTCAGCCTGGTCCTGATGTGCAATACAATAGTAAACTGTATTAGAATTTCCAATACCAGCTGCAAAAGTTTCAAAACCAGTTACCGCACCACTTAAAGATACAGCACCTGTTCCTGTAGTAGTAGTTGTTTCTTTTACTCTGTCATTAATGACTAAAGCCATTTAATTTTCTCCTATGCTAATCTTAATATAGCGTTACTTGCGTCAGCAGTTGGGAACTGTATTGTAAATGTTCCACTTGTAGATGTTTTATCTCCACCAAAATCTAATACAGCAACAGCTTTGTTAGAATCAGAGCTATTATAAATTAAAGCTCCTCTTGCTGTAATTGTTGCAGAAGTAAAAGATATATCTGAAAAATCACATATAGCAGTTGTTCCAGATGTTGTTGGAGTAACACTAGTTAAAGTTCCACCACCAGACGAATATGTTCCAGAATCAGAAACTTCGTTTGATGTGCTGAATGCAGTTGTGCTTGCATCTAAACTTGCAGAACTCGTATACAAGGCTATCTTAAAAGTATCCCCTGTAGTCGCAGTAAAATTGTGGGTGCCAGTTAAAAGCTCTTGTTTAAAACTTGTGCACACAGCCTGTGTTATTGCCATTTTTTATCCTCCTTATGGACTTGTTGATTTTATGGGCAATCTAATTGCACCATGCATGTACTCATCTCTTCGATGCCTTCCTTGCTGTTCTATCGCTAATTCTTGTATGGCTCTTTGATATGACTGTTCGTATAATTGCAGCATTTCTGCTGGTCCCTTTAAAAATTTAAAGGCTTCTGCAAGGCATCCGTACAATAGTGCACTTGGAGCATTACTGCCTAACCAAGATGAAGTATTTGTACTAGATAACCTTGTTGGTAATCTTGTAATTCCCAGTTCTACATTATATGCAAGATCTGGTGTAGGCGCAACTATTAATGAGTTATGATCCCACCAGGCCCAGTATACAGGTTCGCCAGTTGCTGTCCTGTCAGGCGCATATTCTGTGATAAATGACACATCTCTTTGTTCTAACATAGTTCTTGTTGGTGTGCCTGAAGCTGGAAAAATGTGCATTGTTCTTATGGTTCCTAAAGATGTAGGATCAGGTGATGATCCACCTGGTAATGATACAAAAGGATTGCTTACAGTTAAATTTGCAGATTGATTAGATTTAAATACATCAATATCTACATCTCTAAATATTCTATTTTCTGCATGTTCAATAAAATCATTTACTCTAACATCCGTTAAAACATCAGAGCTAACCTCAGTATAATCTCTAATTTGTGTTACTAATTCAGAATAAGTTGTCATGATATGCTCACAGTAACACCACTTACAGTGGCTTTTAAAATTGTTAAATTTTGTTTTTGAGGGGACATTGTATTGTTTTGGTCAAAAAAAGTTTTTGATCCTACTAATACTTGCACAGGCTCTGACCTATCTGGTCTTGCATTTTTTAATGCCTCCGCATCCGCTCTATGTGTAGATGGATTATCTTCTTGTGGATGTTCTGGTTCAAATTCAGACTTATGTACAAACACACCATCATGTTCTTCAATCATTTCACTATATGGAAATGCAAATCCGCTACGATCAGAAATTGCTTTTGAGTATTTTCCTCTAGCTGTTGCCATTACATAATCCCTACATCTGGAACAATTTTAATACTTGCTCTTGTGCTATCTTCAGATGACGCTCTTTGCCATTCATCTTCATAAACTTGTTTTAACAATTGTATTCTATCAGGAGCTTTTTTCATAGCTATGTAATAAGAAAGTCCAGATACTAAACAAGGAAAAAATCTAAAAGGAACTTGTGGATTTTTTGTATAATCACCAGCATCATCAATTCTAGTCATTGCGTAATATTTAAAAGTATCTGCTGAATCTGGAGTTGGATAAACAAATAATTTGGGTGTGATTGTTCTTTCAATATAAAACTGAGTTGGCGAGGCAGAGGTAGATTTTTTTGATATATTTAAATATTCAGCTCTACTAATTCTTTCTATTTGTCTATCAACAGTTGAATCACTTGCCTCTGTAATAACAGCAGATAAAACATCAACTAAATCCTCTCCTAAATCATAAGATGCAGTTCCAGATGTTAATGTTTGAGTTCTTTGCTCTATTGTCCAAAGATTTAATCCTCTATTAGCCCACTCTGTAAACAAAAGATTAAGAGATCTTCTAGCTGTCTTAAGATCATATCCTGACCTTACAAAAAGGCCACATCTTTCATATGATTCTGCTATAACCTCTTCAATTGTGAGAGTAAATGCGTTAGTACCTGAGTATGACGGCATATTTTACTCCTAATAATTCTTAATAAATTCTGCTATACAAGTGTAAGTATTTCCAGAATCAGCTGCTCCTGGCACAACAAAGTTCACATCATTTTCATTTGAGTTACTGCTAGTGTTTGCCGGTATACCACCAAACTCTCTGAAATCCCAATAACCAGAATCTATCAAAGTTATTATAGGAATATCTCCATCTGAATCTTCATAGTCTAAACGTGCAAAAGAATCTCCACCATCTCCATTAGCACATGACCACCATACTCTTTGTAAAGAAATTGTTGAAACAGATTGATTTTCTTTGTTATCAGCTAAAGCTGAGACGTCACCAAAGACAGTGGTACTACCTGTGCCATCAGATTGCACTACTATTTTTATAGTAACTCTTTTATCATTTTGTTGTAGGATTGTAGGTCCTGTTACTGTATCCGCCATTGTTTCCCTCCTTAATTAAGAAACAGTAAGGGCCGAAGCCCTTACTTTAATTATTATTATTGATCTGCAAATGCAGGTGCATCTGCACCTTCTGCGTAACCCCAAATATAATAATTGGTGCTATCTTTAGCAACAATATTAATTTCAAACAAACCAGTGTCTGTAAGAGTTAATTTTGAGTTAGAGTTTCCATCAGAGTAAACAGATACGTTATCTGCATCAGAATCTAAATGAACAACACCACCTAGGAAAAAATTACTATTTCCTGGAGTTACTATGATTAAGTTTTCTGTCTCTTCTGCAGCTCCACCATAAATTAATTTATAAGTTTGACCAGCTACTGGAGCAGGTAAAGTTATAGTTCTATTAGCTCCTATTGCTGGAACTACTAAAGTTCTACCACTATGTGTTGCAGCATCAAGAGTTTTATCTTCATCTCCTAATGCAACAGGAGCATCACCCATTGTAATGATTTCAGTAATTGTTCCTGTACTTGCATTTTTACTTACAGTTTTTACTGTGCTTTCAGATCTTAAAGGAC